AAAAGGGTGTCGTCAGTGGAATCAGAAATTCGCGCTGCTGATTTGACCTCTGCAAGTGTGCAGTAGCCGTTAGTTATCGCCATTTCCTGTTATCCGTTTGCGCTTCGCACTAGGGGAAACCGCTTTCTCAGTCTCAACTTCAACTGATGCAACTTCTTTTTCTTTAGTCATGTATTTGCTATCAAAGCCAATGTCGCGCAGTGCTTCATCAACTGCTTTTACTCTGTCTTTTTTGCCTCGGGCGATATAGCCGGCACGCTCTGCCAAAAGTGCCTCAATGTATGGACTTGTCATAATTCTTCCTTCCAAATAAAGGTGGGGGTTGATTGCATAGCGGACTGCAACCAACCCCCATGACCTTACTGCATTAGTGCCAGCCTTAGAAGGTTGGTGTTACTAATCCAGTTCCGTTGATTTGAGCCCATGCGTTTGCATAACGGTTTGCAGTGAATGCTGCATATCCGTACACAATCATTTGGACTTCAAGTTCACTTGCCTTCGGCTGTTCAAAGCGGAGCATCATTGGCTCGCCCGAACCCTGTTCCCACAGGTGCAACTCTTGCGAGTTACCGATGTAGATGGTGTCTTGGTCTGTACCACTACCTTGAACAACGCTTACGGTTGCGTCTGTGTAAACAGGCAATCCGAGGATGCTGTAACCAGAGTTGCCGTACTGAACAGCGCCCGAACCATATGCGTATGCAGGCTGACCTGAACTTGATGGAGTTGGAACTGCCAATGGTCGTGACTGACCATCAACTGCTGCCAAAATCATTCCGAGTCGGCGTGGGTGCATGATGATTACGTTCGGACCAGCAAAGAAAGTGGTCTGAACCTTCTGAATTGCATCAACAAGTTTCGGATACAACTCTGCAACCGTTGGTGATGCGTCAGTGTAAGTGACAGTCTGACCTGCTGATGCAAGAAGTTCTGCAACAACTGCCGTGTTCAATACCGTGTGGTACGAGGACACAAGGTCTGACATAACCAACGAGTCAATGTTTGTTCCACGCTCAATTGCCTGACGAGACACATTTTGCATACCTGCATATGTCTTTACAGTCAAATCAAGTTTGGTGTCATCCATGTCAGTTGCCTGAACAGAAGCACCTTCGGTCTGAGCAGCGACTGCTGTCCCTGTGGTTACTTTGCTGATTGAGATGGTCAAACCCGATGCTGGCAATTCATGCTTGCGGGCGAGGTCTGCTGTTACGCGACCTGCACGGGCAAAAGGTGCAGCTAGGTCAGTCAAGAACTGTGGAACCATCAAGCCAGCGAATGCTGCTGAAGTGACATCACGACGCTCAATCTGCTCTTCTTGCATATGTCGTGCAAGACGACCTTGTGCTGCGAAGTCATTATTGAACTGCGCTGAGTAAGCATCTTTAATGAATGATGTTGGTGCTTGTGGGCTGTAAGTGCGTGGTTCGCTCTTAATAACAGTTACCGACTTCTCGGTGATGCCACGAACTTCACGAAGTTGAGCCGCTTCTGCGGAACGAGCCTCTAGTTGTTCGTGGTGCTGGATTGAATCATCCAACTGTGTTGCTTCGGAAAGTGCAGATGCAATATCGGCATCTTCCTGGGCGGTGAGGTCGCGTTCTTCGGTTGTGGCAAGAGCAACGATTGCTTCTGCTTTTTCAACCAATGCGGAACGCTTTTCTTGTAGTTTTTTTGCGTATGACATGAGGTATTACTCCAATGGTTTGTTGATTGTTTATGTTTCCGAGTGGAGTACACAGTGTCCCGTTCTAGGGTCGGCTGTTACTTCGGCTAGCGGTATTTTAGTTGAGCCAGTTTGACTTCCGCTAACCGTAATTTGGTTCGCCCAATTTGCTCAACATCTGCACTGTAGTTCTTTTTTCGCACTTCCGCAACGGTTGCTTCATAAGCAGGGAAGGTGACTACAGAAACATCGTACAACTGCACTTCGCGTAACTCGCGAATGGAACGGTCAGAGTTCCAGGAGTCTTGGATTGTGCGGAAAGCAAAAGACATTTGTGACAAGTCACCGCGCTTCATTGCAGAAATTACGGAAGCAGCGACTGGGTTCTTTGGGTCAAGGTCAGCCTCAATAAGCAAACCGCGCTCATCTTCTTTCATGAACAAAGTTCCCGACTTAGAACGGGCAAGAGGGATTCCTTCATGGTCTACAAGCAAGCGAACATCAGCACCGTCATTAAGAGTTTTTGCAAACGCACCTCGGCGCACAAATTCTGTGAATGGCATTGGTTCAGAAGGGGAATCAAAAACAGCGGCGTAACCAGTTAGTGTCGTGCCGTTTCCATTAGTCCTGCATTCAAGGTTGGAGTAAGCGATAGTGCGCTTCTCGTCGGTTGGGATTGACACCCATCCAAAAGTTTCAACCTCGTTTGCTTCTAATTCCATCGCGCCACCTTTGTAGACATAGCCACATTGTAATCACCAAAATTACTTGATGTCATGTTATTCGTTTGGTGAGTCAATTTTTGAGCCGTCAGCATCTTCTCTCATTTCAGGATTCCAACCATCCTCTTCAGGTTCGGCAGGCATTGCAGGTTCTTCTGATTCAGGACTCATCTGCTCCAAGACTTCGTGCATGGCATCAAGTAAGACTTTCATTCCAGCAATCAAGTCAGGTAGCGACATCGTTTCTTCGCTACCCATTTCACCTTCCCAAGCGTCACAGAAATAAGTCTCTGATACTGGCTCATCCCAAAAGTCACAGAATCCGTTTCCGTAATAAGAACAGTTCGCGCAATTCTGTCCAGCCGGCACATCTTCGGATGATGCAGGGCGATAGTTGTCAGGTAAGGCTCGGATACTCATATTCTTTTCAACCTTAGCACTGCCCACAATCTTTCTTGACCAAGAAAATCCTGCGTCACCACCCCACAATGCCCAAGCAACACGACCAGCAGACGGAAAGCCTTCTTCGCCAGGTCTAAAACCTTGTGCTTTTTTATCAACTTCGTGTCGTGAGAAAAACGAGTACACGCGCTTAACTGTTTCAAGTGGGAAGTTGGAATCGTTAATGATGTCCCTTGCTCTCGCCACTCCAATTGTGGTTCCACCGCGACCAAACTCTTTACGCCAAGCCAAGCCTTTGCGGGCTTCTTCCTTCATGCCAGATGTTGGTTTGTATGTCTGGGCGCGAAGCGTAAGTCCACGCTTAACCTGTTTACCGTCAGTTAAAACTTTGCCACTAGGGAATATGCCATTAACTGCTACCCCACCATCCGATATGTCTGTCGTAAACTTGGCTACTTGGTCTTTGCTAATTTGATATTTGTTCATTGCGCGTAATGACCTTCCTAATACAGCCGCGTCAGGGCGTAGTCCTTGTGATATTAAATCTACATATAAACGAACTTGGTCCGAGTTAGGAAATGTCTCTCGGGAAATAACCCGAAATGTTGCTCCAGGTGGAAGGAGTACTTCATCTTCGGTTTTAAACCTTGACCACTTACGGATTGACGCGCCCCTTGAACCAGCAGGAACTCGTATTCTCATCTCAACCGAACCATACCCACCCATCACACCGCTCTTACTTGAAGTGCTAATAAACGCAGGGTCATATACCTCATCACCAACTTGAAGCAATTTAGTATTTACAGCGTCTTTAATGTTTCTAACTAAAGCAACATCTTCCTTAAATGTCTGAGATTCAAGAAAATCGGAAGCCAATTCCACTTTGTTTTTAGCCCAACCCTCAATTAGGTCTTTGCTATTTTTTTCACGCAACTGATGATTCATGTTTCCATAGTTAGACCCTGAATATTCTTGAATAGCCAATCTTTCCTCGGGGGTTGCTCTTCTACCTTTGGTCAAAGCGTCATGGACAAGATTGTCGGCAGAATTTTTGTCTTTATAGATTGTTTGTTTTTGTTTGTCCCAAAGATTGGTGACTGTCTTAACAAACTCTTCGGATTCAACAGCAGTTGGATTGGTTGGAATGAGTCGCACGGGTTTCTGATATTTAATAACTTTGACTGGAACCGATGGGACCTGTTTGCCCATTGGCATAGTTGCTTTTACACTTGACGGAATTGGATTAACTAATGCCTTTGGCGCAGTAGGCATTTGACCACTAATCGGACTTTTAAGTTTGGGTGGCACTTTGCCCGTTGCAAGATATTTTGTGTCAGCCGATACATCGGTTAATGGTTTGTATGGCATCGGGATTCCGTTTATTTTGCCGTTTAGTGCTACTTGTCCTTTGCCGTTTCCGTTGTTATTCCACTCAGGATTCTTAAATATGTTGCCAGTCTTTTTAGATTGGATGTATTCGGCGTGAGGGTTAAACCCTTTGCTGGTTACATTCTTTGGTGCTGGCTTCATTTTTGAGCCAGGTGTATCACCTTTTTTGTAGCTGTAATTGGCTTTGACTACTGATGCTGGTTGGGCTTTAGCACCTGTGGTGTCGTACTTGCCTTCTTTGTCGCGTGGCTGACCCTCTGCTTCGCGGTGTTCAACCAATCCGAATACAACCACGACTAATCCGCATCAGGTGTTAGTACGCGAACATTCGTAGTGCCTGTGTTGGTGATGCCATAAAGAGATTCTCCAAACGGAACTTGGATAGTTATGGTTTGGTTGTTGGGGAGATGCAATCCACTAGATGTTGTCACTGCGCTATCACCAAGATAAGTGCTTCCGCTTGTTGAGTGAAGATAAATGGTGCGCGGTTGATTATCTCCCGCGATAAGCGAAGTTGCGGTTGTCGTTACTGTGACTGCTACTGATTTCATAATTATGCCTCTGGTGGAACTCGGTCTTTGCCAATGACAGGTGTAGCGCTTGGTGCTACGAAGTTATCTCCGCCTTCATACGGTTCCATCTGTTCCGATTCACGCGCTTCGTTTGGTGACAAAGTTCCCGAAAGGATTTGGATTTGCTGTGCCTGAACACGAGTGAGTAGGTCTGCTCGTTGGAACTCGTTTGCATCAAACCGAACAATGATTGGATACGGGAACATTTCCGAAACTGCATCCTCAATTCGGCGCATCCAAGGCATGAGGGTATGGCGCACAAAGTTCACGCCAGCAGATTCAATGTTTTGATATGTCTGACTATCTCCGCCTGTGCCGAGCATTAGATGCAACGGGATTCGGTATGCTCGCGAGATATCACGGACTATAGAGTCACGGTGTTGCATGGTATCCATGTCGGAAGCCGACGCTGTAATTGGTCGCCACTTTAAGCCACCAGTAAGCACTGCTGGTCTGCGCCGTTTCCAGTGAGCCTCTTCCCAACTGTCGCGCACAATCTTTGCTTGCTCGGGCGTAATCTGTCCGTCTGTTTCTAGTACTGACGATGGGGTTGCACCGTCACCGTAAAAGCCTGCAAGGAATCGGTCAATCGCAATCATCGTTCCGATGGTGTTACGCAAAGACTCAAGTGGGCTGATACCGCGCACTTGTCCAGGCATCATGAGCCAGTTGATTTGGTGTATCTCTGCGGAAGTGAACCTTTGTTTATTTACTTCGTATTCAATCTTGTCGTCAATGACATGGATTCGGACTTTGTCGGGATGAAGGTTTCGCATTTCAAGCGGGAAACCGTTTTTGTCTTTTGGTGCATAAATGAAAGCGACACCATGAACGGCGAGTGATGCAACTGTCTGATGAACGAACTCAAAAATAAGTTGATTGTCGTTTGGTCGCACTAAAACGGATGGTTTTGTAGCAAGTTCTAGCCGTGTTGGGCGTTCGCGATACATATTTAGTGGCATGGTTGCGATGGAATCTGACAGCAAAGTGACAGCAGCAACTACCGCAGAGGTGGTAAATGCGGTGTGTTCATTAACAAGTTCGCCTGAATAGTTAGCAAATTGTGGGCGTGCGGTTATCTGATTCGGGTCAATTGCTATGGGAAGCGCGCGTTCTTCAAAACTTTTACGCCAAATTGCCATTACTTGGTTCCCATCTCAACCGCAAGAATGATTAGTGCGCCAGCCAGCATGATTCCTGCAGGCTTAAGCATAAGGAATGCACCGTATGCAAAAATAACTCCGCCGATTACTTCAACTGCTATTGCCAAGTTTTTCTTTATCATCACATCTCCCAAATATCTACAATCTGAATAGTACCTTGTTCTTCTGCTCGGCGTGTTGCTCTGTCTACTGCCATAACCATTGCAATGCAAGCGTCAATCTTTCGTTTAGATTTACCTTTTGATAAACGCCATCCCTGGTCAGTCATTCTTTGAGCGGCGCTAAGAACTTGGTCAGTAAAGGTTGGTGAACCGTCATGTGCAATCCTTCCGTTAATAATCATCTCGTAGGTGTGACCACAAGCAGGAATCATGCGACTACCTGTTTGTGGAAACTCAACCATTGGAAGGGCATCATCGGCTAGTACTTCGGCGGAACGCTGGAAGTATGCAGGGTCATAAGCAATTTCAATGACATTTAGGTTGCGGTGAAGGTCGCGAAGGTACACCTCAATCTCTTGAACATCTACTCCCGTGTCCTTTGGAAACCAAATCTTGTGCTGTAAAACGATGGTGTCATTCTGAACTTGGGCTACAACGACAGCGATTGAGTCGTGCTTTAGTGCCATGTCCACACCGACAAAGCATTCATCGGTTGTGTTAATCGTCTTATCTGATACAAGTTTCTCCCATGACCCAGCCGGCAACCAACTTTCTTCTACTCGCACCCACTGGTTAAGTCGGAACCTACGGAAGGCTGCTTCAGTGCTTTGCATACTTGACGATTCCATGTCCTCTTCACTTAGCAATCCTTCAGCCAAGTTCGGGTTTGATGCACGCCATTGTTTTTTGTCGTTTAGTTTGCAGTCTGCGTCTGCTTCCCACCAAAAGAATCCGAACGCGTCATCCTTCGTTTCCCCTGATGCACAAGCCTTGCCGTAGTCATATAAGCGACCGCAAGTTGTGTCTTTGTCGTAGCCAGCAGTGGTGATTGCAACCACCAACGGGTCTAATCGCGCTCCCGAACCAAGCGTTAATTGGTCCCATAGGTCTTCGTTTGGTTGCACCCAAAGTTCGTCAAATATGACCATGCTTGGGTTAAGTCCTGCTTGTCGTTTTGCGTCAGCGGATACAACTCTATAAACGGCTGAGAACGCAGGAACCTCAATCGCATCGCGGTACACCTTGCAGGTTTGAGACAAAAAAGGCGATTGCACCACCTGTTGTTTTGCTTCGTTAAATACAATTCTTGCTTGGCGTCTATCGCCAGCCGCCGAATAAACTTCTGCACCCGCTTCACCTGCAAGCATTCCATACAGAGCAAGTGATGAACCCATAAGCGACTTGCCTTGCTTGCGCGGTAATCCGATTAACGCTCTGCGATACCGCAACCGACCGTTATCTTTTCGGCGTTCAAGTAATGCTGTAAGAAGCCACTTCTGCCAATCAGTAAAGACAAGAGGTTCTCCCGCTTTTACGCCTTTGGTTAGTGACAGGAATCGTTCGGCAAAATCGTTTAGGTCAGGTCCGTCACTTAGCGCAGTCTTTGGGGCTGTGTAAAAAGTTGGTTTCCATTTTGCTTTAGGAACTAGCACGGCGAGTAGCAACCTTGCTACGGAACGCTTCTAATTCATTCATAGGTGCTGAGTTTCCACCAAGTCTTGCCCTGTCCGTAGGGGTAAAACCAAGTGAACCTAAGTTTTGTGTGATTAGTTTTTCTAATGCGCGTAGCGATGCGCGGTCACGCCAATCGCCACCGTTAAGTAAACGCAGTCTTAACATCGCTCGTTCGTCTGTTTGTTCGCAGATAATCATGACCATTTCACCATCTGTTTCGTACTTCAACCATCCTGCACCGCTAGCCCAAATGTCGTTCCAAAGTTTTTGACCAGGACCCATGCTTCCGTTTTCGGTATGGATGAGAAAGCGATGTGGTTCAGGCTTAAATCCTGTTACGGATATTGGTTCAACGATTGCAAGTTTGGGTATAGCTCTTTTGCCTGGATTACCAATGCGAACTTTTTGTTCAATCGGTTTTGGTTTGCGACCTCGCGTAGCCATTACTGATTCACCCGATTTCCCCTACGGCTATTACAGGAGCGGTGAGCGGGCAACAACAAACTCTCAGGGTCTGCAGGGACAATATGGTCTGCTGTCCAAGGGTCATGGTCGCGTGGTCCACCGCCACAAATCCAACATTGAGTTGCGTTTTCACGAACTTCTTTAGCCCTTCGTTGATATGAACCTTTGTAATGCGGTCTTTCTTTCTTAGGTCGCAGGCTAGCCCTACGAGATAATGAGAGTTGGTGTTTTGCTTCGCATGGAATGCATCGCGTACCAGTTCCTAAGTTACCGCACCATAGACACGGTCTTTTTATTGGCATTACTTCATTCGTGTTGGAGCGTGAACACATCCAAGTTCTGATAGTTGTTCTAACTGACCTGTAACACCACAAAGTCCGCATTCAACGGTTCCTAATTCGGAAGCGATAGATGCGTAATCAACTAATTTCATGCGCTCGGGGTCAGAAGGCTTTTTGTGGCGGTATCCAACGGCGAGAATGTGATGCTCGTCAATCGCTCCAACTGCGTGAGGGTGTTCGCCTGGCACGAAGTAAACCTGACCTGCTTTCGTTGGATAAACCTTGTTGTTTACAGTCATTGTTCCGCGACCACTAATGATGATTAGAAGGTGATGCCCTGGATGAGTGTGAGGTGGGAAGCCTGCGCCTGCAGGAACGCTAATGTGGTCAACTCCAAGCCCGTGAGATGAAACTAAGTCCCATGCTGTTGCTTCAGTGTTGTGCATATGCACTGGACCTTCGCCTAAAAGTGGTGAGATGCTGCCATCTTCATTTACATTTGCCCATGTCGCAATGATGAGTTCGCCGTTTTCGTCAAGCCAGTCTTGGTCTCCACCGATTAAGTTTGTCATTTCTTTTTCGCTTTCTCTTTAACTACTGGAACCCAAGCCTGCTTAAAGTCTTCAGTTCCACCGCGTTCAACCATGCTACCTCTATCAAGCATCCTAATTACTTCTTCTCGTTCCATGCCGAGCCGTTTCTTTAAGTCATCAGGGTCAATATTCATGTCGCGTACTAATTCGTTCACGATGTCTGCCATTGAAAGCACATAATGATTTCCGCGAGCGCGATTATGGCGAATGGTTGCCATGCGTTGTTGTGCTGGGTCAATTTCTGTGATGCGTACAACCGGCACAAGTCCACCAGTGAGCGCAGACACTTCAGGGTCCGCAGATGTAGACCAACGGTGGAATCCATCAACGATTTCTCCGTCAGGTCTTGCAACAATTGGTTGAGTCCATCCATCTTCCATGATGCTGACCTTAAGCAAATTCATTTCAGTCTTTGGCATCTTGTTTGGGTTGTAGTCGTTTGCTTTAAGGGTGTTGCGGTCCACCCATTCAACGCTACTAATTGGCTGTTTTTTTAGGTCCATCTGACTGCTCCTTGGATATAGCTTCTTTGTATTGGCGAACCATCGTTGTGCGTACTTTGCCTTCACCTGTTGTCAGTCGCGGTACTGCGCGTAACTTAAAGTCGCCTTTTTCTGCGACCTTGTAAAGCAGTCTCCAACCAACACCAGTAACAGGATGAGGGCGAACAAGGATTGGGTCAGTTGTTTTTTTGTAGTGACGCTCAATGAAGTGCAGGATGTGATTAGTAACCCAACGCTTCTGGTCGTCAGGGTATTTTTCCAACACTGACAAGATTCTCATTTCCCACGATTCGTTTTCTGCTAAATCGCTTTCGTTAATGGCTCCCTGACCTGCGCCATACAGTGCGCCTCTTGCATATCGTGCTGCTGTGCTTGCTCCTGGTACGCGGTCAGCCATTTTGTCCCATACATCAGGGAAGCATTCTTTAAACATCCACAAAGATTGCATCGGTTGCTCACCGTATGGTGGCGCAATGCGTTGTAAGTGATGCCCAATGCCCGCTAGTTCCATCAAATCGTATGCATGGTTGTAGTCCCACCCGAACACTTTTGGAGCCCGCCAAACATCTTTAGTGGACCAATCGTAAATTGGATACACCAATGCTTGACCTTTGCCTTGGTCCATGATGAAGTTGTCAGCGATTTTGCGAGTGACTGCTTGCCTTCTGCGTACAGATTCATCGGCACGGATACCCATGATGAAGCAAACGCTTCCATATTTTCTTGCTGGATAAAGAATTGGATTAGAACCTGCGATACCAACGCGTGATTCAACTGGTTCGCATGGCATCTCGGGAACATCTTTCCAAGACTTACCTTCAGGCGGTAATGGGCGAACCCATAAGTGTTCTGACTCGGGAGCCCAGGGATACCACATTGTAGATTCTGATGAGCAACTATTTCGGTGTGCGATAGGTAGGCATAGCCAATCAAAATCTATGTCTTCTGTTTGAGAAACTCGGCGAACATAATCTTCGGTTTCGTAAGGGATTGCTTCTTCGTCAAAGTGCATGACATGAAGTCGGCGTTTGCGTTTTCTTGCTTCAGCCAATGCAAGGTTTAAGCAAACCGTACTGTCTTTGCCACCGCTAAACGAGACGATTGGATGGTCAAATAAATCAAATGCTCGCGCGATTCTTTCTTGTGCCATCTCTAACACATTTTTGTCAATGTGTTCTGCTTTAAGGATTACCCGATTTGGATTTGTCGCCACTCGCGAGCCACCTTTAACAAAGCATCGTTTTTGTTTTCGGTTTCCGTCATTCCCAAAATCTGACGCAGTTCTTCAAACTCAGCCGGCTGGAAAAAGAAAGACGCTGTTTTGGTTTCATCTCTTACGCCTTGATGTTTGCCTTCTTCAAGCGGATTCACTCCACCATCGCGAGGGGCGTTAGCCAAAAGCGGAACTGATTGCAAGGTGAGATTAAATTGTTCCCTGCGAAGCAAATCGTCAAGGTCGTCTTGGTCCCAAATAAGTCCATCCATATCAAACCCGCGAGCGAACTCAGATAACACTTCAGCAAGTCCTGCTTCGTCATAGCTAGACAAATCGGTGGTGCGATTATCGGCAAGCAAAATGCGAAGTGCTTTGTCATCGTCAATGTCTAGGTACTGAACTGCGATGTCTTTCCAACCCAATGCTTTTGCTGCCTGCCAGGTGTGGTTGCCTGCAACAATATGCCCAGTGTTTTTTTGGACCAAGATTGGTTTGTATTGACCGTGCGCTTCTAGTGAAACTGATATTGCTCCTACATCACCTTGACGAACATTCTTTGGGTGGGGCGTTACATCGTCAATAGGCTTCGCCAACTTTTTAATTTCCGCTCTGATTGTCATGTTGATTTACCTTAGTCGTATTGTGGATTTACTAGCAAGTCTATTACTTCGGGTGCTTCTAGCAACCATCCCTTTGCAGGATTGTCGGAGTGTGTTGCGAACGAACGCAACTTAGATGGAGCAAATCGTAAGGGTTGCTTTTCAATAAATCGTTTTAGTCGGTCAACATCTACGATTACAAACGAGCCTTCAATGTTAAATACATAAACCCACCATCGCGCCTTAGTGACTGACAGTCCGCTTGGCTTCCAACCTGCGTTGCGAGGTGATTGCATTGTTTCAATGACCATGCGACCGTTTCGGTATCGGTCTGTTTTGACTTCTATGTCACCGTCACAAATTGTTTGCACAAACTGTCGGATGAGTTCCTCGCCCTCTTCACCGAAGGCAAGGTCTGCTTTAAAGTTGAATCGCTTGATGTCATAACCCGAGTTATACGCCACTAAGAAAACCCTAACCGACTAATCAAGTGCAAATGTGCGATGGGAGCAACCTCTCTCGGAAAGCAACACCGTCAGGTAACGCGGTGATGATTTGCGCGAAGTGATGCTAGATGGTGCAGATGAACGGCTAAACCAACCTACGGAAATCGTGTTTAATTCGCGGATGAACGCGTTCTGG